CTCCCTGGCACTCGCTGGCGCATAATCTCAAACCCGCGCTCGACCACCGCCCGCTCCGCGCGGGTATACATCGTCAGGTTGTACTCGTAGTGATTGCCCACCTGGGCCATCTGCTGCTCCAGGCCCATCCGCGCCATACCTGGTGTCTGGCCGCTCAGCTGGTCGGCTCGCGCGGTACGGGTCATCTCCCGACGCAGGCGCGGCAGTTCGCGCTGGCTAATCCGGGCCATGCTCTCGGCGCTGTTGAGCCATACCATCTCAAAGGGAGAGGGGCTGTCGCGCTGAGCCCAATCAGGGATCACGGCCCTGGCTAACATGTCCAGGAAAATCTTGGCGGCCCTCTTGGAGGCCCAGATAGCCGACTCGATGTTCCCAAAGGCTGTCTTTATTGGAATTAGGATGTTGTTCTTAAAGTTGTTGAACGTGGTGGTGATCGAGCCTTTGAGCGAGTCGCGGATGGTCTCTAGTGCCCCCATCAGGTCCACGCTGATCAGTTCCCAGATGTCCTCGAATGCACTACCCAGCGGCTCTAGGACGTCGCTCTTGAACGAGTTAAATACGCTGGTCAGTTTGTCCTTAAAAAAGTCCCGCACGTCACGCATGATAGGCAGGAAGTCATCTCTGAAGAACTCATAGATGTCCTTGCCCGACTCCCAGAAATTATTGGCGACGTTGGTGACGAGGGTGAACGCTCCAACCAACGGCGCTCGCAAGACTTGATTGGCTCGCTCGACAATCGGCGTGAACTGCTCTTTGAGCAATTTCCAAACTGCCCCCAGCTTCTCCCCCAGTGTTCCCATAACCACATTCAGGCCTGCTGTCGCCTGTGCCCAGGCGTCCTTCGCCGCGACCAAAAACAGCGCGAGGGGCAGGAGCTTCTTCATGGTCCCCTCTTGCAACCCAAGCTGTTCGTTGATCGACTCAAGGTCAGGGACAATTTCCTTTTTGGCCTCCTCGGTCCGTGTTCTAATCTCGCCCCAATCTTCCTCCCAGGCCGTTTTCAGGATACCGAGCGTGGTGATAATCAGGAAGATAGGACTCGTCAAAAGGCCCAACGCCCCCGACAGCAGGCCTACCGCTGCTGCTCCGGCAAGTGCGATCGCCGCCAGGCCCGCCATGTTCCCGATCACCTCTCCGATGTTCTCAACCAGGCTCTCGGGAATCAGGCTCTTCAGGCTCTCAAGCAGTTGATCGCCGTTGATAGACTCCCAGAAGTCGGCAAATGTGTTCCTGAGTCGGTGCCAGGCGTCTTTGAGATTATGAATCGCCTCTCGTAACTCCGGGTCCTTGAGGGCGTCTTTGAGCGGTTGGAACATCCCCTCCAGCGCGTCCTCGATGTTCCTCTTGGCCTCCGCGAACGCAGCGGTGATCGGCTCGAACTCCGGCGTAGGCATCGCGCCTAGTTCTGGAGAAGGAAGGGGCTCGGCGGGACCTGCCCCGCCGCCTGCCCCTGCTCCACCCCCACCAGCTTCTTCAGCCTCCTCTTGGGCGCGCGTGAACTTGAGTAACTGGTCGAGTAACCGTTCCTGTAATCTGACCTGGTCGCGCAAGGTGCCGACCCGCCCCTCAGCCGCTTCCTTTTGACGCTCGGCCTGCGCGATGGCCTCTTCCGCTGCCTCCATCTCGCTGCGTGCCGCGTCTACCCGCTGGCGCTGAGCGTCCAGGGCGTCTCGACTGGCTCCCGCGCGCAACATCTGATTGTACTTCTCGATCTGCTGATTAAGCTCGTCCTGCGCTTCCTCTTCCGCCTTCCGGGACTCGCGCAGCCGCTCCTCGGCCCGCCGGACCTCATCAGTGGCTCGGGCAAAGGCGAACTGGCGCTTGACCAGTGTAGCGAGGGCATCACCGAACTGGCCGCCGAACTTGACCAGATCGGACAGCACTCCCTGGGCAATTCTTCCAGTATCTCTGAACTTATCGATCGCCTTGATCAACTTGACGCTGATCCCGGAGAACACCCGCTCGGCAACATCCTCACCCAGCTCTCCGGCCTTGACCAAAGCGTCCAAAGCGCGCTCCAACATCGCTTGAGTGCCTTCCAGGATATCAAAGTTCGCCAGGGAGAATCCCATCAGGAACTCTTCCATCGCGTTCGCGCCCCATTCCGGGAGGTTGGGAGCGACTTTCGGTGGCGAGCCAGGGCCCAACCAGGCAGACAGTAACTGGCTGACAAAGTTCATCGCGGCAGTCAGTGCTCTGGCCGCACCAGTGACAATACCCTTGGCGAGATTGACGGAGATGTTGATTCCCCATTGCAGGGCGTTGCGGGCCGCTCTCGCGATGGGGCGGCCCAATCCGCTCAAGACTCGCTTCCCGCTCTCCACCGCGCTGACGGCCATCTGGTGCAATTTCTCGATCATCACAGTGACAGCGGGCGCGACCGTGCGTTCCAGCAAGGGGGCGAGGGGTTTGAGTCCGGTGTTGATCAGGTCGTTAAGCGCCACCGCCGCGGCTTTGACCGCCGGGTTAAAGGCCAGGCCAATTTGGTCCTTGACGTTCCGGAGCGAGACGCGCATCTGGCCCAGGGCCTCGGCAGCGGTGATGTGTTCCAGGCCCATCTGCTCAGCCAGGACCATCCCGCGCTTGGTCACAGCGTTGAGGGCAGCTAGAGCCTTTTCCTCCTCGCTCATCATCTCGACTGTGGTGCCGAGCTCTTTGGCGAGCTCCTTGTTTGCCAGACCCAACTCGATGACGATTCCGGTGTTGTCAATCAAGCGTGGTGACGCGCGCTTGATACCGTTGACCAGCGAGTTATACATGTACTCGTAGCTCTGGCCTGTGGAGCGCGCCGCGGCGCGTGCGGTGATTAGAAGCTCGGGGAGTTTTTCACCGAATTGGGTACCCAGCTCCTCAGTGAGACCGGTCAGGGCCAGGTTAGCCTTCTGCATGAGTTCAAAGTCCGAGATCAGACCAGCGGAGGCGTCCCGCATCTCTCGGATGGACAGATTGAACCGCTTTGCCATCGAGTCGAAAGTGATACCGATGCCCTCTAAGGGGGCGGCCTCGACGGCTAACTTCCCCAACTCTCGACTCAGCAGGGCCACGCCGCCAGTCGCGGCAGTGGCCCCAGCAATCATCGCGCCAAAGGTAACCGCGCCCGCAGCTTTGGAGATGGACTTCGCCCAGCCGATGGCCTTGTTCCCCGCGCCGTCCAGCTCGGACTCAAACTTACTGGCGTCAGCAACGATCGGGACGAACAGTTCGGCAACCTGAATTCTGGGCACTATCCCGTCTCCTTTCGCTTGTCGATGAACGTGCCGCCGAGCGCTTTGTTAAGAGTGAACACCTGCTGCGCGAGTTCGTCGGGCGTTTTGCCTCGGCGGAGCCCAAAGTCGAACATGAAATCCCGAATCTTGTAGCGGCGGCTGCCCTTCTTGCGCCAGGCGTTCGCCATAATCGCCGCTAACTGCGCGATACGCAAGTCCGCGCGCTCCTCCCCAAACGGTTCGATCTGATCGTATTCAATCCATCCCTGCCAGGTGCGGTAGGGCATACTGGCACGCATCGCGTCTGGGTTGGGGAGCCCGAGATGCAGAGCCAGACGGAAGGCGAGCAACCGTTCGGGGTCATCCGCTAGGCTTTTTTTTCGGGCTCGCTCCCCTCTCCCTCCGCAACCTGGTCTTGCAGGCCACTCATCACCAGGACTTTATTGAACAGGCGATCGATGACGCGGTGGCTTTTCATCTGTAACTGTTCGGCGTCACGCTTGTTCAGCAACTGCTTGCCCTCTTCGTCGATCAGCGCCCACGAGACGACCTCGGCGCGCAGGCCGGACATGCGGGAGATGTCGAGTTGCCCTCGGGCGTCTGATGTTCGCAGAGAGAAGTTCTCGACCTCGGCGGTCGTCAGTTCTCGCACTCGTACTGTGCCGCCCCACTCGGGGACCTCGACGTCCTCGAACTCAATATCGCTGGCATTCAGAATGTTATCGCGGGAAAGAAACTTCATTTGGCCGCTCCTTTATGTTATGCGCTGGCGGTAAGCGTGGGCTTGCCGCTGATCTTTACGGTGATTTCGGCGGTGTGGATACCCTCAAGAGGGTGCTCGAACGATGCTCCGTTGAGGTATCCATCAAACGCCCACTCCATCGTTCCGCTCAAGGTGTGCAGGTCTAGCTTCCAGGACGCCAGGTCGCCGGTGGTGTCCTCGAAATCACTGAGGATGCCGGTACCGGAGGTCTGCCCGTGCGGGTTCAAGTTGACCGGGTCCCAGTTGATGCCAAACGTAAGGTCCCCGCCGTCAGGGATGCCCTTCGCGAACTCACGCCAGCCGTCGCCGCCGTTGTCCACGGCGGAGTCGTGGTCCGTGGCGTCGATGTCACCGCGCGTCACCGACGGCCCGGAAATGTCCGTGACCTGGCCGATGGCGGTGTAACTGGTGCCGCCTGCGGGGTCCCACGAAAGAGTACTCCCGAATGATGTGTGCTTAACCATCGTATGCTCCTTTCTGGCCTAATGCCAGATGGTGTTAAAAAGCTCGTTGTCCTCGTCCCATTCTGGCTGCCGGGGCGCGTGCAGTTCGTGGTTCACATACACGCCGGGCACCCAAACCGCTCTCCTGCCTGCTGAGCGGGCCAACCACTGATAGTCGACCTCAGAGCCATAGTGAAAAAACCTCTCCCGCATCAGGCCCAGTGTCGCCAGCGCCTGATGCTTGATCAGCCAACAGAAACCGGCCACATGCGAGACGTACTGTACCGGGCGGGGGTCACCGGGCTCTCCGGTGTTCTGGGGCGGTGTTCGACAAGCCCCGCTCGGTCCTGCAAACCAGATGCTGTCGTTGAGATACAGCGCCTGGTTCAGTTTGGCAAGCCATCCGTCAGTCACTGGCTCGACATCATCAACACAGATACACGCATCGCTGCCATTTTCAAGCGCCTGGGCCAGACCCCGGTTACACGCTGCCGTGTAGCCACTGCGCCGGTGGTCGTCAATCACAATCGGCTCTGCTGCTATGGATGCCTTGGACAGCAGAACCTCCATCGTTCGTTGGCCTTGCCGGGGATGCAGTGTCGGGACGACGAGCGTTATCATATAGACAACTCCACATCCTCGGTAACGATGTACCCCTCACGCAATTTGGGTAAGGTCAGCGTCAGGCCGTAGTCGGGCGCGATATGCTGCCAGGCCGAACGCGCGCCCTGGACGTCGTGAATCCCGTCCACGACGATGATACGGGCATGCTTAACGGCTTCCAGGTCCTGTTCCACCGCCGCGAGGCTGTGGTCCGCGTCCAGGAGGGCCATGCTCAGCGGGCGGCTCAGGGCCTCCAGCGCTTCCTGACTGTGACTGTCCGCATGTACCACGTCAATCAACCCCTCCCAACCGCGCGTGCGTTTGATGAACTCCTGGTGGTCCTTTTTGTAATGGTCTTGCCATGAGTCCACGACCAGTACCCGGCGATCGTATCGCTCCGCCGCCATGGCCAGCAGGGCTGTCGTTAAGCCGTACCTCGCGCCTATTTCGGCTAGGTCGCCCTCCAGCTGGGCGGCGATGCGGGCGATCTCCAGATAGCGGATGCGCTTGTAGACCGAGTGTTTCACCGTCGAGTTACCGAAATCTGCCTCGATCGCGCCGTAGCGCTCGATCATCTGCCTGACGATTGTTAAGAGACTCACCGGATCACCCCCTCTACCAATCCCCAAAATCGATTAACCGCTGCCTTGAGCGTGATCTGCTCGGGCGCATTCTCAATCCACGCCCACGCTCCGATCTTGCTCTTGTCGATCACCAGCTCGCACCCGGCGGCCCACGCCTCGACCGTGGTACGGCTGTAGCTCTCCTGTGCGCCGGGCAGGAAGACAAATCGTTTTGCCTTCCCAAAGATGCCGGGTATCTCCGTGTACGGGACGGGACCGTGATAGCGAACCTGGCTCTGTAACGGTTCAGGTACATCCAGGTTCCCTTGCCCGTATACATCCAGCGGCTCGTCGTGGAGCAGTGCCCAGTCAATCGCTCGGTGAATGCCTTTGTTATAGTCCACCCGCCCCACAAATACGTTGCCTGTCCGTTCATTGTCCGGCAGCGCCGCGCGCTCAAACGCTTCGATGTCCACCGGCGGCGGACAGATCGCCTTGTGAGACCGCGCACGTAACGGCCATGGGCACGTATCCCGTGCCAAAGGCGAGTTGAAGATCACCAGCGCTGTGCGGTTGAGCACCCAGCGCCGGAAGATCACGTCGCCGGGATGCCAGGGGTCCCGGAAGTGCTTGATCAGCGGCGCTCCGTTGTTCAGCGGCTCTGTCCAGCGTTGCCCGTAAGTGACTACGTTTTGCAGCATCCACAGTTCAATGTCCTCTGGCGGGCGGCGGTTCGTTGGACAGAACTCGATCTCCGCCCAGTCCGGCGCGTTGTTGACCAGCACCTGGCCGCTGATCTCAGCGCCACCGACAATCCCTACCTGGTCAGCCAACCATCCGATCTTCACCATAGTTCCCTCCCCACATGGGCCAGGAACTGGTCCCACAGCGGCGTGACCGCCTCGATCGAGTAATGGTCGATCATCGCCTGGCGGCCCATCGGACCGCGGTCCTCCAGGCTGCTATCAAAATCGTCATAGGCCCATTCCAGCACGTCGTAGATATCCTCGACTCGCGGTCGGTGCCACCAGTATTTGCGCTCGTTGACCCAGTATTTTGGGCCGCGCGGGATCAGATATCCGTTATGCACGAGTTCGGTCATCGCCGAGCAGTCGTGGGCCAGAATTGGGGTACCACATGCCTGCGCCTCGATCACCGGCAGGCCGAACCCCTCAGCCATCGAAGGAAGAATCACCGCATTGCTGGCCGTGTACATCCGCGCCATTCCCTCGTCCGGCATACCCACCACCCAATTAACACGGTCAGGGAACCCGAGTGTGCTCCAGTCAATGCCCAGGTCGTCAACCAAGGGACCGAATCGGAACCCTGACCCCCTCTCCATCTCGATCGGCGTGGTGTTCGTGTGACAGTACAGGAATACGTCGTCGTGCGCGTCCGTAAATCGTTTCCAGGCCTGTAACATCTGCGGCCACGCCTT